TATTCTACGTTTGGCTCTTTTAACCATTGATTGTGATTACGAGGTGGCATTTTTATCCCTTTCCATATTAACGTTTTTTTAATCCTTTTGTATGTTTTTGACTTTTTGGAGGAAGCTTCGAATCCGCAATTCCATCATTTTTTGTAGGTCTTGGGTTCCACAACACTTTATCAGCCCAGAATGCAGCTGACATTTTTCCTCGCTTGATGTTTCTTGCATGTCTTGCTTTAAATGATTTACGCGCTTCTGGAGAGTAGTTATGCCCCATTGAAGCTGCTCCAAAGTGGATAAGGCGAACTCTATCCCCTTCTTTTGCAAGCACCATACCTTTTTTGTCTGGTTTACTTGATCTTTTTGGTTTGTTGAATCCATCAAATTTAGTTCCTCTGTATTCTATTTTACCATTTGGTAAGCGTTTTACTCCTGGATATTTTGACATTTTTTGTATCTCTCTTTAATCTCATTAATAATTTGCCACTGTCTATGAGTAAGTTGTGGGTATTTATTCTGTGCATTTATACATCCAAGTATAAAGTCTTTTTCAGCATCCGTCAAAGATTGTTTCTCAAAAAAGTCTTTCAATGGTTTTTTAATTCGACGAGTCATTTAAAAATCTATGTCTTTACCTTTATGCTCCCATGTATTATACCTTGTAGGGTCGTCATGAGGTTTTTCTTCTGGTATTTCATAGATAAAAGGATCTAACTCAATCAGTTCTTTTTTGCGTTTTTGAAATTCACGTTCAAACCGCCAATCATTGATTTTATCCATAATTAATTTAAACATAAGGGTTCTCCGTTGGTGTTGTACAAATTGTAATCCTAATGTCATCAGATAAGTTTAAAATTCTATGCTTAATAGCACTTCTAATAACATAACTATATCCTTGATTATATGTATATTTTTTATCATTTTCAAACTCAATAAAAGATTTTTCTGTTTTAATAGAGGTCAAAAAAGAGTTGGAAAAAACATCTGTGCTCATATCCTTATGCCAAGGTATACTTGAGCGAGGATTTAAAACTGATAAATAAGATGATTTAATTCCTTTAAATTCTGTATGAACATTATTTAATTGCTCAAAAGTCCACCATAAATAAGGTAATTGTTTTCTAACAATACTGGTATATTTATAGTTATCAATTAATGGTAAAGAGTACCAAGAATTAATATTGTATCTAATTGAAAAAATCTTTTTACCATTTATTGCTAAATTATTAAGTTTTTTAATATCACCACAATTAAACTTAATAATCGGAATCTCTTTGCAACAAGTCAAATTGATTTCTCCTATTCTTTAAAAGAGGTAAAAATGGTACAGCATCTTGCTCAAAAATAATAGGGTCTACACCGTCAATAGTCATAATAATAGTAATGTCTCTAATACCAGTTCCATACATTTCATTATGAGCAACAGCGTATGCACAACCTTGGATATAGTAATCGGTAATTTGTTTTGAAGATTTTTTCTTCTTTGATGTTTTGAAATCGATAATGGTAGGTTTACCTTTCCATATACCAACCATATCACATCGACCTGCATACTGATACTTATTAGACCAAAGTACTTGTTCTTGTCCCCAGACTTCTTCTATACCTCGTTCAGTAGCACGAATTAAATCGCGACTCATTTGACGAATATCTAAACGTTCACTTAAAATCTCATCCCATACATCTTCACCATTAAAATGTCGTTCTGCATATTCATGAACAAGAGTTCCTCGATCTGTAGCTTCTTTTGACACACGCCTAGCTTCTTCTTCACCTACTTTATCAATCCAACGTTGAAGCCACGCGTTGTCAGCAGTTTTTCCTAAAATAGTGGTTATTGATGGGTATGATCCATCAGGTGTGTGATAAGTTCTTCCTGTAGGTAGTGTATCAGTGTCTACTTCAGTCGTGTACTGAAACTTCCCTTTTAAAATCTTCCAAGGTGTTGACAATGGGTTTTCCTTTTATGTTTAGGCTAGTGTTAATTAAAATGGGATATCCATACTGCCTAGTTTTCTCCAAAACTTTCCAAAGATAAGGGTTTGAAGAGCCAGTTACAGTTTGTAATCTAGCACTCATATCATGAGTAGTAAAATTGCCATCAATAATATCAGAAGTGAAAAGCATATAAGAACAATATTTAGATATATCAAAAAATTTATCAGCTTCTTCAAATTGACATATTGGAGCATAAGGTCTCCAAGAATCTGTGTATCTTTCTTTAATGATATTAAGTTTTTTAATATTATCATCAGTAGGAGCACAGAGCAAGGAACGATTTCCAAGAGCACGAGGTCCAAACTCAGCACGACCTTGAATTACAGGAACTATCTCACCTTTTATTATACGATCAGCACACTCATCTGCAGTAATATTATTAGAAGAATCTATACCGAGAAAGGGGGTTTCCCATAATGGTCTTTCGACTAATGCAGCTGCTCCAAGTGCACATCCAGCATCTCCCGCAGCTGGTTGAATTGCGATATCATCCCATGGAGTTAGCTTTAGAAGTTTTGTATTAGCTATACAATTAAGAGCTACTCCACCGGCATATGCTAACTTTGTCATACCTGTTTCTTCCTGAATCCAATGACTTAAAGTTAAAAGAGTTTTTTCAAGAACAGTCTGAACTGAAGCTGCGATATCCCAGTCTAGTCTACCAAAACCTACACCTCGTTGCAAGTCTTGAAGAATGGTATATTCACCTTGAGTAGAAGTCCAATTTAAAACATGATCGTGAATCCATCTTTCCCACTTAGGCTCTCCATAAGCAGCCGCGCTCATCACTTTACATTCATCTGAAAGAGGGTTAAACCCTAATAGACGAGTGGCCGCTGAGTAGAATAAACCAAGAGAATTAGGATATCGAAAACGCTTTAACCACTCAATTCGTCCGTTTTGGTAAACGCCTAAAGAGGTAGAATATTGACTACCCACAGTATCTACAACCATAATAGCGCACTCAGTCCAATTAGTAGTGCAAATTGAACTCATAGCATGTGCTTCATGGTGATCTACTAATATTGGACGTGCTGAAGTAAACTTTTTAATGTCTGATTTAAACTGAGAATAAGTTGATTCTTCATAAAATGAAACAAAGTCCCAATCATCGTATGAGTCTCTCAACCACTTTACAGTGTTATGTGGAAATGATTTGTCATATTTTTTACGAGAAAAACGTTCCTCATGGGATGCACCCTGAATATAACCGTCATTTAATGAAGCGGCAGCACTATCATGATGATAGGAGCTGATTCCTAGAATTTTCATCGAAATACCTATTAAAAATGTTTTCTAAGTCTTTTGCAGATTTATCTTTATAGTTTGGTGTTGAAACAAAATCAACAAATGCCCACCTGTGATTATTCACTATTGGTTGTATCCGATGAACCATAAAACATGGAAATACAATTGTCTTACCCGGCTCTGGATAAATTCTTGCAATAATATGTTTTGGTTCAGGTGCTGAAAAATCAGTTTCAAGAACTCTAGCAGAATCAGGATTCCAAGTTCCTATTTCAAGAGGTTTACCCTCAGTGAGATAAATGATATGAGTCCAGTATCTACCTTTACGAGCATGGTTTAATATTCCCTTAGTGAAATCTAAATTATCAAAATGCCACTCATATCCCTCGCCTGGTTTTAATAGTATAGCGATCTTTCCTGCAACATCACACCTCCATTGATTGCCGTATCTAATAACGTTTGACTCACAATGTTTTATAATTTTAGTAGATGATTGAGCGACAGCTTCATTAAAATCTAAATGAATACAGTCTAACCATTCAGGGTCAATGAAATCTTCCATCTGTTTTCAATCTCTTGTTTTAGTAGAGGAGCAAGATAATTATGTCCTGCTTGATTTATGTGCCCTCTACCATCTGAGTATTCTTTGGTTAAGTCACGCAAAAAATAATTCCAAACACAAGGTTGATCTTCAAACCAATCTTGTTCTAAAACATTAGGTCTATAAATTGGGATCATTAACAAATTATCTGGTGTAGCATCTTTTAAAACAGCCTGAATAGAAAGTTTTGCTATTCTCCAATACCATGCCTGACGAGTTAACTTGCGAAACCAAATTTTGCGTATTTTGTTCCCCCATATATCATTGTTTTTCCAAGAATAAGGTAAAAGATAATTACCATCTCCGTAAGGATCAGCTCTGTGATGGTGTCCAATTAACCAAATAAGTTTATATTTCTTGACAAGTTTGTGTTCTATAATGTATTCTGCCTGTGCATCTAGAGTTATCCCAAGATGTTCCCAACGAGTTGTTAAACCCAGTTGTTCAAAAGCTGGTCGAGGGGCTTCATTAGAAGGTATCGACCAAGAGTTGCCTACTACAAATATGCTCATAGTAACCTGTGGTGATAGTTATACTCAAGGTGAGGGTCTTGAGAAACAGTCCCAAGCTTATCCATATTTACTTTCTGCACGCTTAAATGCTGAATTAAAAAATTTAGCACAGAGTGGTGCTTCTGAATATCTTATTACATCACAAGTTGAACAAGCTGTCAAGTTAAATCCTGATTTGATTATTATCGGTCATACAAGTGAGTATCGTTGGCAAGTGTGGGATTTTAGAAATAACTGCACTCAAGGATTTTTAGTTGCAAATTGGGTTAAGAAGCATGGAAAATCATATCGTAATTGGATTTTTTCAGAACAAATAATCGGTAATAGACGAAAAGACACTCATGAACATAAAGCAGCTTGGCATGCGGCAGGTATGTTATATTATTCAGAACATGAGCTAGTAGAAAGATTATGGAGTTCAGCTGTGGCAAAACAAATTGTTTTATGTCAACGTGCTGGAATACCTGTAATACACCATTGTTGCTTTCCTCACTTACAAAACGCACTTGAAGAGTTAACAAATGACTATGTGATCTATCACCTAGACAAAGAGAAGCATAAAAATTTAGCCCCAGACAATTCTCATGCTGGGGCTAATTGTCACTTAGAGTTATCTCAAATAATTATGAACAAGCATCAACCCACTCTTTAATTTCTTCCCACTTTTGCTCTTCTTCTTCTAAGTTTTGTTTACGAATAATTGTCGCAACTTTAGTAATGGTTGTTACCGGTAGCCCATATTCATTTTTTATATCTTTTTTCAATTCCGCAATAGATTCTCTGATACTATCAGCTTGAATCATTAAATCAACAATACGGTTGATTTCTTTACGAACTTCTTCTTGTAGTGCTTTTTCCATTATTTAATCCTTTTTTCATGTGGGTCAAGTATAGGTTCTTCATTTAAGAATCTTTTATATAATAACATGTTTTGCATCATAGTGTTAAGATAATTATTGTTGCGTGAGCTTCTCAACAACTTATACATTTCATACTGAAATCGCTTAAACTCACTCTCAAAATGTACAAAAAAATTGTAGTCTATTGGTAAAGGATCTTGTCCTAAGATAACGCAGTTTCGTAATCTGTTATAATTAAAAGTTTTGTTTTTTAACCACTGTTGAATTACTATCTCATCAGTTATATTGTTTGATGGTTTAGCACCAGGAAAAGTGATATCGTCTTTTAGAATAAGAGACATTCTTTGGTATTCAAGATAATTATCTCTAGTATTTTTATCTTCTTGGGCTATTGCGTAGTTATAAAGATCTTTCATAACCGAACGAGTTCCCCACATTATACCACTATTAATCCATAAATTAAAACAATCTTTATACTCATCTGAATATTCATAGATACAGAAAGTAGAGTCATCAATTACAGGATTTCCTTCAATTAATACATCATTATCCATCCAAACTATTCTATCGTAGTCGGGTTGATCAAGTAAAAACAATTTATTATAAGAGAGTTTAGAACAGTCTTTTGTAGCTAAAGTCGAAGGAGGGTGGACGGGATCTTTATATTGTTTATAATCAAATGAATTTACTTTAGCCCAGTTTTCAACAGATTCAATACAAATGTTAGTTACTTCATCATTTCCCCATTGATAACTATAAGTAGAAGGATGCTCTATAGTAGCTTGAATTACGATAGTTTTCACTAATCAGCCTTTACAATTTTAAAGGTTTGTCGAACACGCTCAGGTTTGTGACGAATGAGCTTGCGCTCTTGAAGTTGGGACATAATATCATTGAAGATTTCTAATGAGTGATCAGATGTTGCACTTTCAGAAGAATTAATTAACATTTTTTGATGAAGTAGATTAAGTGCTGTTACAAGATTAGCTGATCCAATAGCACGTGTCCCAGCAAAGTCTCCCTCCGGTCGAGAGTTGACTAGTTCCCATAAAGAATTTTCCCACACTTCATCA